CTACGACTTCATGGTAGTGCCGATCTGGTTTGGATTGCATCGCCCGGAAATTAGCGAGTTCATGGAAATCCTCAACACCACACCAGAACCGATAGTTCAAATGGAATTAATGAAAAAATTAACAGGCCAACATTCACCATTTACTTTGATGGGTGGCGGCATTTTCCATTTAGCTTTCGGGGCAATCCTGACTGGTTCCGCATTTGGATTAAACAGGTAGGCATGGCTGAAACGAAGATCAAGGATGCCTGTCAGGACGGGCAGACAATCCCGTCAACCCAAGGTTCAAAAAGAAATCTGATTAAGGTTCGGGTGCCTAATGCCCCTCGTAGACTTTCCTCCCTGTTAGTCTATGTCCTCCATCGTTAGGCACCCGGCCACTTACTTATGGAATTTCAAATAGTCATCGTTCACTTTAACGACATCGTGGGAGATTCCACATGGGATGGCGTGGACGAAATAAATACAATCGATGCCCAGCACGTTGGTTGGTTGGTATTTGAAAATGCAAAAACAGTAAAGATTGCCTCGACACTAGACGAAGAAGGTACGCCGAGTGCCATTACTGCCTTTCCGAGAGGAACAATAACAAGGATTGATAGATTGAAAAATGGAATTGACGAAAGAACAAGCAGTTAGTTTAGTGGAATTACACGGGGGCAATGTCAGTAAAGCGGCTGAAGCCGCCATGATGGCTCGTACTACGTTTCGTAGAATTTTAGAAAAACCCGATGAAATTGAGATCAGTCCAGTTCCCGATGATGACATTCCAGTTGAAGAACTCATCGAACAACGCAAACGAAAATTCGAGTACAGAAAAAATTATGAAGCGGCGAGAAAACTCATCCCTGTTAAGGTCAAACTAGCCGGACCGATCGGTATTCTCCATTTCGGCGACCCCCACGTAGACGACGATGGCACAGATATAGTCGCTCTTGAGAACCATATGAAACTCACTCGGGAGACCGAAGGACTATTTGCAGGGAATATTGGCGACACGACTAATAACTGGATAGGGAGATTGGCGCGATTATATGGCGAACAGACAACGTCCACAGATCAAGCATGGAAATTGGCTGAATGGTTTATTCGTGGAGTAGATTGGCTTTACATCATTGCGGGGAATCACGATCTCTGGTCCGGATCGGGAGATCCTATTAAATGGATGGCAAAGTATGCGGGGCATCCGTATACTCCTAGCGAAGTTCGAATGGAATTTCAGTTCCCGAAAGGAGAACCAGTACGCCTTAATGCGCGACACGATTTCACTGGTCATTCGATCTGGAATCCCGCACATGGGGTATCAAAGGCTTTACAGATGGGAGCAAGAGATCACATTGCCATCTGTGGTCACAAACATAAAAGCGGTTATGCCGTTTTGAAAGACGCAAATACAGGAATGATTATGCACGCGATACAAGTAGGCAGTTACAAAGTATATGACCGATTCGCTATGGAAAGAGGATTTAGAGATCAGTCATTAGGCCCTGCTTGTATTACGACTATCAACCCCGCCCTCCCAGACAATAATGCAGATAAAATCAAAGTCTGGTGGACGCCTGAGGAAGGTGCTGAATTTTTAACCTGGCAACGCAACCGCACTTAAGACATCCTGAGCATCTCCAACCTGACCCATCTAAAAGGGAGATCAGTTGTCCTGTGGCCTTTCATCCTCCACGAAATAACACTATATCGGTTTACGATGTACGAAAGAAAATAATTTCTAGCAAAAATAAAACCGAAGTGATAAAAGTATTACTCGAATGGGGCGCGCAGAACGGCATAAATTCCGACACTAAACCGAATGACGACTGGTGGCAAAAGAGAGAAAAATTAGGAGTCTAATCTACAGTTGGGTCACTACCGCGTATACATATGACCTAACTGGTGACAAAAAAAACCCCGCCGAAGCGGGGCGTATAAGTCCTTAATGAAATTCTAAAGTGTTGCATTCCAAGTTGTCGCAAGCCGATTACCGCTTTTGCATTTCCGAATAGTTCCACGTGAAACTACTCCGCCTTTTTCAAGGTCGGGCAACCGTCGAAATAGAACTGCTAAATCAATCCCGCTAATATCCGCGAGTTCCCTGCTCGTCACTCCAGGGTTGTCTACCAATGCCAACAGAACCCTAGTGCATTGTTTCCCATAATGCCCACTTTCGACCAGTTCACGAGCCGCAGAAAGGCTCGAAACAGGGTCGTACCAACGTCTCAGCCTAGCAACAAGTCTGCCATCAATGATATCAACGTCTATGTTCATATTGCCTCCTAGAGGTCGTAGGATGGCTGTAGCGGGCGTTTAGAGTGGGGGTAATGGGGTAATACCCCTTTTCCCCGAAACACTTACCACGGCCATCCTATGTCTCCTCATGATAAATATAGTTAAAAGGGTATGGGTCCGTCATCTGAAACTCGTTTGATGGACGATGACGGTTCGGGTAGCTTACTTACAGACTGAGAAGCCTCTCGATACGCTGTGGTGTCAACCCCCCCACCGCCACCACTGCTACCACCACCCAACATCTGAACATCCCTAACTACGATTTCAGTTTGGGTCTTTTCCACTCCCTGATTGTTGGTAAAACTGCGGGTTTGGAGTTTGCCCTCGACCCAAATCTTAGAACCTTTGGTGAGGAATTCAGCAACGATTTCAGCATTGCGCCGCCAGAATACTAGGCGATGCCATTCTGTTCGTTCTTTCTTTTCCCCATCTTCAGTCCACCGATCTGTCGTGGCGATTGATAGATTACAAACAGCAATGCCACTATCGGTTTGTCGTAACTCAGGGTCAGAACCGAGGTTACCGATCAGCATAACTTTATTAAGCATCAGACACCTCCTCCTCGATTAAATCTCGCGTGGCTATTTCAAGATCAAGCAATGCCTTTTTTTCTTTATAGGCTGTACGAAGTATTTCGACTTCAGCCTCAGACAACTCCGGGTCACCCGCGATTTCTGCTCCGATCCTTACCAAATCACCGATGAAATTACAAGTCCCAATCCTCACCGCATAATCACCTGTCGTGGCGGGTTCGACCTCAGTAACTTCTGCGTCATACACCACCGCATCACCAATGCGAGATTTAAGGTCAGGCTTAACATCAAAGTCCTCGACTTCCTCTTTGACATAAAACGAACCAGTTGCGCCCGGGAATACTCTACGGATCCCCTCGCTGATTACTCGTGCGCTTAACATCTGTCGTGGGTATTGTTTCCATGTACCCTTGCCACCTAGCCCTGCACGTTTAGCCCTGTCCATATCCCAATCAATCGTGACAGAACCACCAGAGGGATGACTGAACTCCGCAACGACTTTTTCGTCCTCCATAGTGATCCAGTTAACCTTGCCACCTGCGGCTTGAAACCGCGCCAACATGGCATCAGATTTTAAGGATGGTTTACCTTGAATTACATGGTATTCCTGTGCGGCTTTTGCGGGGTGCATCCCTTCAGCCTGTGCGATGAGCATCAGCGACATTGCCTGCTCCTTAGTTTGGATGCCGAACATATTGGAACTGGCTACCACAATAGCCATTTGTTCAATATCCTGTAACGGTATCATTTCCTTAGTCATATCAGTGTCTCCCTATTTAATTAAAAATCGTCGTGTACCGGGAACTGGTGTACAGAATTCATCGTATAGTTCCGGATGCGTTTTTTGAAATGCCTTCGAGTCAAAACGATTTTGACCTTTAGAACATTTCCACGTTGCAATTGAAGTGCCTTCTTGGTCTGTAAGCAGACTGTTGTCTCCCATCGCCGCTTTAATTGCCATTTCAAGCACAGATTTTTGGTCCTTATGGTCCTTCATAATCTCCTTCAATTTTTTGAGTTGCAACCATTCCTCAAAAGTTTCTGGAGTGGCCTCAAGACTGCCTCCAAAGTCTTGAGGGAAAAGATTATTTACATCCGATAGGGTTATGGGGGGTGGGGGGTTCCCTGCCAGTACACAGCCCCATAGGGCGTCCATCTTGGAAATGATGGTAGCCTGTAATCCCGCATCAGCCTCTACTTCAAACACCTTGAAATCACGCCCCGAAAATAACACTGGAACGAATGCCAACTTCAAGCCACTAACTGCCAGTTGCTCTTGCACTTGTACTGTAATGTCATCTGGCAATTCATCGTATCGCAATGATGTCGTCTTGGCTTCCACTACAGCGTTCCCATTATCCAGAAAGGTAATGCCGTCCATTGTTGCGCCGATGTGCGGGTAGTCCGGATGGCGCATATGCTTCTGCCGATCTGCAACCTTTAACCCGCTTTGTCGCTCAAATTCAGCAATCACAAGCGGCTCATTCCATGTACCGAAACGGATTGGGAAATTATCAATGTCAGATGGTTCGCCACGTTTAGCAAGGTAAACATCAAGCGGGGTATTGAAACGAGAAACCCCACAAGCCGCGGCGGCATCCCCCGACCCCATGTATGTTGTTCTGTCAAGGTCGTTCATCAGCAAGCCCCTCTAATGATTTGATAATACGTTTAACATCATTCAAAAGATGATCTCGAATTTCAGCGACAGCATCTTCCAAATAGTCATCGGCTACCTGTTTGGCGTGGTGCAGACAATCACCGCTTAAAGTGGTCAATTCATTACAGATTGAATTTTTCGCTTTCTGAAATTCTATCCATCTAATTTCTTGATCGATCATCTGTCGATCTTCTTCGTCCATCGGAATAACTCCTGAATTGCAACTCATTTTAATGCCTCCTAAATATGGAAACACACCCAGCGGCCAATCGGCCACTGAGTGCATTTCAGTTGATAGATTATGAGTCAAGTCCGGCCTTGCAAACTGTTCCCCATTGATCGCGGTTCAGTTGGAGAATCCGTCCACCAACTTTTTCTAAATGAGAAGCGCGGTCATACGAAACCTCCTCGTTGTTGGCAACACTCGTAACAGCATTGAGCATTCCCCACTTCGAGTAATCCTGACCCGCAATGTAGGCTTCGGTGACGCTTTCACCCTCCCATTCCGAGAGGTTAAATGTGTCAGTGACAAGTTCTACAGATTTCAAGGGCTTAGACGGTGTTTCACCTTCAGCCGCCTCAGTCATCGAAGCACACCGGATGGCGAACTGCGTTTCATCAGCACATTTTTTTACGACATCCCGCAACTTTAAAGACAGTGCTTCGTTATCTGCGGCGATCGTGTCATCTGCGTAATCGATTTCGCCCTCGGCAGTTACGCGTCCAAGATGTTTCTTGCGTTTCCCACCTTCATCGGCAGTCATACCATTCAGACAAATCAGACGAAGAATCATCGGCCATACTTCAATGGATCCTTGCCCAATTTCAGAGTTTGAAATAACAACACCAGAGCGGACGATATCGCCTTTCGCAATTTCCTTTTCAATCTGTGGAAAAAAGATTTTGAGGTAAATGCGCTTTTCAGTCAGTGCCAAAGAACGAATATCCAATTCCCCAACCTTGTCACGAATTTCCTTGAGTACCGGATAAACGTGTTTCAACAGATGGGTGTAATCAAATATTCGAAACTTGTCTGAATGAAGTGAACGGAATCTCGGAAGTGCCCCGTCTCCATAATCCATTTCGGAGCATCTGCGGAGCGGAGTTTCCCAATCGTATGCCCGAAACAGTTTATTAGCATCTGCGGAGCGGAGTTTCCCATCCGGTGGATTCTGCAACCAGTTGTTAAGATTTTCTGCCAGCAATCCACGGCGATCATTTTCTATCATCTGATCGACATACCGTTTGGGGAGGCCTGCAAAGTCCGAAAGTCCGCGGATAAAGTGCTCGTCCATAACACCCTTGAACCCAGTACCCTGACCGCCAGTACCATTCGCATTCACCCAACTGATTGGATCATCACAGACATCAGTGAGTACCATCGTTTTCCCATCAGGCTGAACAATGGCATCACCGGGTGAAGCAATAAAATCACGCTTGCGTACAGCCAAAGCCTGGACGTTTGCTACTAAATCTTCAATGTCTTTGAATTGTGTTTGCATCAGTGTCTCCTAGTTTGTTTACAGCAGTACTTCTCAGTCATCCCACCTGTAGCCTTCAATACCAATGTGGCCGAGGTAGGCTTCCCAGCCCTGTGAACGAGCAGACCAGCAACAGCAACCGCTGTTGTACCAGTAATACCCATCAGGACCGTGGAATTCGATATGGTCACGATGCTTCCATGCCCATACTTTTTTACGTTCTTCAACTGGAACGTATTTGCGAACTTGGGTCATCGTTTCAGTTAAGCGAGAGCGGCAGTATGTTGTGCAGTAACTTCCCATTTCAGTTTCTCCAATTTAAGTCTCATCAGTAATGCTATTTGCATCAGAACGCCTCACGGCGTTTTCGACTATTGCTTAACCCTGATCCCGTTCCCATGCGATCAAAGAATCTTCCGTACCGAAATCAACGTAAGCCGCAGAACCGTAGCAAGGATCAATGTCGTACCAGCGATTACGATCAATGGCACCGCCAGCGTCGATGTTGGCTTGTATCTTGTTAGCGTATCGCTCTGCTTTTTCGAATCCTTTAGGATCAAGATCGGTGAAATCGGCATTGGTGTGCAACAACCGCTCACCGTAATCATTCTCAATTATGATGTTGAATAATTTGGCGTAGCGTAATTCACCGTCTTCGCTCAAACCGTTTTCAAAAATAACGTCGCGAACAAATACGCTATTAAAAACTCTGTTCATCTTTTCAGTTGTCATTTCAGTATCTCCAGTTTTGGGTTTCAGTGTTACCTTTCGGTTAGGATACTATAAACCAATTTATAATAGAGGTAAACAAAAATATCGGAAGGTTATGTAATAGAATCAACCACTTATAATTATTTTGGACCTGGACCTGAAAGGGTTGCGTTCTCAGCCCATAGTAGTGAAAATAAGGCATTCTCTTCATCCTCCTAGTAGTGATTAAGCGTGACGCTTTGTTGCGCTTTTTTTTAACTAAAATAATAAAACAGGTTATAATTCTCCGATGGGGAAAATCATTAATAAAGCAGTTGAAATCGCTGGCAGTCAATCAAGTCTTGCCAAGCAGATAGGTGTTTCACAACCCCGTGTGTGGAACTGGATAAACAACGCATCAGCAATCCCTGCTGAATATGTTTTACCGATAGAAAAAGTAACTGGTATCAGCAGGCATGAATTGCGTCCTGATATTTACCCAATGGACGAAGCAATATGAGCCTGAAACGCATTGCGGCGGCGATCGATTGTGATCTGCCATCAAGTGAAAAACTGGTACTGATTTTATTGGCAAACAATGCAAAAGATGAGGACGGTACTTGTTTCCCTTCACAAAAATACCTGGCAAAAAAATCCGGATTCGCAAGGGGCACTGTTAATGGGATTATTAAGCGACTAAAAAAATCAGGCCTTATTGATATCGTTCACCAATATCGTGATGATGGGGGACTAAGGGCGAATAGTTATACTGTATTCCCTGACTACCCTAGTCACCCAGAATCATATGGGGTAGTGCTACAAGGTGATAGGGGTATGTCATCTACAGTGACAGCAATAAACAATTATAAGGAATCAACTATAAGTAAACAGGGAGTAGCGAATGGAAAAAATCGAAAACCTTCTGCGGCCGAACGAGCACTCGCGGCAGAGCAAAGGGTCATCGAAACAGTTACCAAATAAGGTTATTGCGCGAGTTTGGACTCGTATGGCTGAGGTTTATGGGCATAAATGGGTCAGTCAGTATGGGGAATCGACTGATGCGAAAGGTAACCTAACATCAGCGGCTAATACTTGGGCTGAGGGATTATCCCCCCTGAGTTTGGAGGCGATTAGCAAGGGATTTTCAAAAATGGTGGATGCGGGGGATCCTTGGCCCCCCAGTTTGCCAGAGTTTATTCAAATGTGCAGGGCTGATAAACTCGCGGCACCGTATCACAGGTTAGCCCCACCCATGACAGAACAACCTGATCCAGAACAACGGAAATACTGGGCTAAACAATTACACAAATTACAACGTGGTTAATTCGAATCGGAAAGGCAAAGTGGGCGAACGTGAAGTCGCTATTATTTTGCGTGATGAATTGGGGATTGCGGTCCACAGGAATTGGGCAGAACAGGCGGCTCAAGGTGGAGTAGATTTAATCGGGGTCCCATTTTGGGCTATTGAAATTAAACGTGCGAAAAAATACCTTTCTGATTGGTGGACTCAGGCAGCAAGTCAAGCGCGAATTCTTGATGATAAACCTGTACTGATTTACAAATTAGATCGAAAGCAATGGAAGGCGCAAGTCTGTTACTGCGCGCTTGTTCCGGACAGTCATTTACACTTTAGATTGGAGATGGATTTACCTGATTGGTGTTCCATCGTAAGGGAAGATTTATGTTTGGGAAAAAATGTCCCGCTTGCAAACAGTGGAAACATATAAAGCAGTACGGCAAGCCCGGACCTCCCGGGCAAGCTCCTTTATGCAAATCCTGTGCAGAAAAGAAAGCAAAATCTAATGGCAAACATCGCAATCCCGGAGGTAGTTAAATGAAAGAGAAAAAGTTTGACCCTGACCTGCCAATGAGCACGAAGGAAAAGTGGATACGAGGTCTATTGGCACTTATATTGATCCCACCGTTTATGTATTGGATGGTGGTCTATGTGGGGACTGGATACCAATAGTGAATCGGCGGAAACAAGTCATGCAATTGAATAAACTCAAACAGAAAGGAAAACATCTGCGTAAACGGGATCGTATTATTCGATTTGAGAAATTAGTCGATCAAGGTTGTATCGCCTGTTGGATTGAAGGGTACGGCCCGACTCCACCCGAAATTCATCACATCCGTGAAGGATATGGCATGGGGCAACGTGCGCCTGATGAGGAGACTATCCCGCTTTGCCCACGGCATCATCGCTACGGTAAAGGCAGATACCCTGGAATTCATAGTGATCCGGCGAATTTTAAGAAATGTTACGGATCCGAAAAGCAACTTTTGGAGGCAGTGAACTCTGAAATATGAAAATAGAAATAGTGGACATCAAAAAGGTAATTCCATATGAGGGGAACCCAAGACGAAATGAGGAAGTGGTCGATAAGGTCGCCGCAAGCATCAAGGAGTTTGGCTGGCGACAACCCATTGTCGTGGACAAAGAGAACGTGATTATTGCAGGGCATACCAGGCTATTGGCCGCGCAGAAGTTAGGCATGGACGAGGTGCCGGTACACGTTGCCGATCTTACTGATGCCCAGGCCAAAGCGTACCGCTTGGCTGATAACCGCATTGCAGAGGATGCGGATTGGGATATTGATCTGCTAGGGTTGGAGATACGCGAGTTGGACGATCTTGGCTTCGAGCTAGACCTCACCGGCTTTGATAACACCGAACTGGCGAACCTACTGATTGACCCCGACCTGGGGGAGACAGACGAGGATGCCGTACCGGAGCCGCCAGAGGAGCCGATAAGCAAACCGGGCGACCTTTGGATATTGGGCGAACACCGGTTGCTCTGTGGCGATTCAACGAGTGAAGATGATGTTGCACGATTGATGGATGGCAAAAGTTGTGGTGTTGTACTTGCTGACCCGCCTTATGGGATGAACCTTGATGCGGATTATTCTGGCATGATTAGTTTGCACAGTTTGCACAAGGGCAAGAAGCACGAAGATGTGATTGGCGATGATGTGCCATTTGATGTGGGTGCGGTGAAGGGCGTTTCTTGTTGTGAAGACCAATTTTGGTTTGGTGCTGACTACTACAAAGACACCTTGCCAAGTGGCGGTTCGTGGATGGTTTGGGATAAGAGGTTGGATGAATCAGCAGATAAAATGTTCGGTTCTTGCTTTGAACTTATTTGGCAAAGTGTAAAACGGAAGCGATTGATATTGCGATACAAGTGGGCGGGATTTTTTACAAATGGCGAGGAGCGTTCATTTGACCATCCAACAACAAAATCCGTTCGGTTGTTGGTACACATAATTGAAATATCTTCTGGCGTTGGATTTGTATTTGACCCATTCCTTGGTTCAGGTTCAACACTTATCGCTTGTGAACAGTTGAACCGCAAGTGCTACGGCATGGAGATTGACCCGTTGTATTGCGATGTGGTTGTTAAACGTTGGGAAGAGTACACAGGCGAGCAGGCAACACTACAACAGCGTAAGCCAGATGTTATTTTAGGGAATCAAATAAATAATTATGGTATGGTTTTGAGCCATGGATGAGACAAAAAACAAAGGCGGCAGACCACGCGCTGAAATCAATCTAGAACAGGTAAAGAAACTGGCGGGGTTAAATTGTACAGAGCCGGAGATTGCGTCTGTTCTTGGGGTTAGTTATCCAACATGGAAACGACACAAGCAGCAAAACACCGAGATATTTGAAGCGGTAGATCAGGGCAAACTTAACGGTAATGTCTCACTACGGAAAAAGCAGTGGGATAAAGCAATGGGCGGTAACATAACGATGCTTATTTGGCTCGGTAAGAACAGGCTCGGGCAATCAGACAAACAATATATCGAACAACATCAAGTGGAGCAATTAGTCATTGTCACAGATCGAACTAACAAGCGCGCAAACGGCGGTGTTCATGAATCAAGCGAGGTTTCGAGTGTTAGTAGCGGGGAGGAGATTCGGAAAGACATTTCTCGCACTCACTGAATTACTCCACGCGGCAATCAGCAAACCAGATCAGTCTTGTTGGTATGTTGCGCCTACATATAGGCAAGCCAAGCAGATAGCGTGGAAGGACCTCAAACGGATGACTCCACCATCTCAAGTTGTTGCCACGCACGAAACGGATTTATCCATTGAATTCATAAACGGATCGGTTGCGTCATTGCGTGGTTCAGATAACTACGATGCCCTGCGTGGTGTTGGGTTGGATTTTCTGGTGATGGATGAGTTCGCCGATATGGCACCTGACGCGTGGTTTGAAGTGTTGCGCCCTATGTTATCGGACAAACAAGGCCATGCTCTATGGATCGGTACGCCCCGAGGCTTTAATCACTTCCATGACCTATATACATATACATTCGATACTGAAGGATGGCAGGGATGGCAGTTTACGACAGCCCAAGGTGGCAGAGTAACCGATGATGAGATAAAAGCCGCAAAGCGTGATATGGGTGAGCGGGAATACAAACAAGAATTCCTGGCTACCTTTGAAGCATTGACGGGCCGGGTATATCCAAATTTTTGCAGGGTGGAATCAGTTACAGATGTTGAAGATACTGAAGGTGATTTATTGGTGGGGATGGATTTCAACGTTGACCCGATGACGGCTGTCTGTTGCGTTAAAGCAGGAGATCAATTACATATCCTCGATGAGATCATAATGAGTGATAGCAATACAGAATTGATGGCGAATGAATTGAAGCAGAAATTTCCTAACAGAACGATAACAGTGTATCCTGATCCATCAGGTCGAGCGCGTAAAACAAGCGCATCAGTTGGACGCACAGATTTTGCTATACTGTCGAACGCAGGGTTTGAGGTTCGTGCACCTCGAGCCGCTCATGCTGTTGTGGATAGAATTAACACAGTACAAGCCGCATTGAAGAATGCAGATGGTGATAGACGAATTTATGCTCATCCACGCTGTAAGCATTTGGTAAAGGCGCTTGAAGGTCTTACCTACGTTGAAGGATCACACCAACCAGATAAGTCTGGTGGACTTGATCATATTACAGACGCATTGGGTTATCTAGTCATGGGGGAAATGCCATTGCGCCGTATCCTTGAAAAACGCCAACCCCAAAGGTGGTCATAGATGGCAAACGAACAAATACCCAAGACAAGCGTTACGTATGACGCATATGCAAATCGGTGGGAATTTTATTTACGGTCATATTTAGGCGGGGAGGACTATCAAGGCGGCAACTACTTAACTGCTTACAAACTGGAGTCATCAGAGGATTATGCTGAACGTAAAGTTCAGACACCGCTTGATAACCAGTGCAAGAATGTCATTCACATCTATTCGTCATTCCTGTGGCGTGCTTTACCCACAAGGGAATTCGGCGTTATTGAAAATGATCCGGCATTAAAAGGGTATCTGGATGATGCGGATTATGATGGTCGCAGTCATAACTCTGTCATGCGTGAGGCAACTGTATGGTCGAGTGTATATGGTCATTGTTGGCTGATCCTTGACAAACCAAGCATTACGTCAACGACACGCGCAGATGAATTGGCGGCAGACATCAGACCCTACCTCACACTCGTTACTCCCGAAAATGTTTACGATTGGGAATATGAGCGAAGCCCTACTGGACGGCATCGTCTGGTGTATCTGAAGATAAGGGAGAGTGTAAAAGGTAACGAAAAGATATTCCGAGTATGGACTCCAGATTCCATATCACTGTGGAAAGTTGTCGGTGATCTTGAGCCAGTATTGATTGAGGAACTACCGAACCCGATCGGGCTTATCCCCGCGGTAACGGTGTATTCCCAACGGTCGGCTTTGCGTGGTGTGGGCATATCGGATATTGCTGATGTCGCTGACATACAGAGGGCTGTCTACAATGAACTCTCTGAAATAGAACAACTGATCCGCATATCCAATCACCCCTCATTAGCAAAGACGGAAGGCACGGATGCTAGTGCCGGAGCGGGTGCAATTATCCGTATGGCAGATGACTTGGATCCTGGCCTTAAACCTTACCTGCTACAACCATCAGGCGGGAACCTTGACGCAATCCGCGCAAGCATTGAGGACAAGATAAAGTCTGTTGATCGGGTGACTCATTTGGGGGCTGTCCGTGCCACTGAAAAGGCGGCGAAGTCTGGTATTGCTTTGCAGACCGAATTTCAAATGCTGAATTCCAAGTTATCGGAGAAGGCTGATCTGTTGGAATTGGCAGAGGAGCAATTGTGGAAGTTGTGGGCAATCTGGCAGGGCAGGGAATGGGATGGCGTGATTGATTATGCTGATACGTTTGATTTGCGTGATTACGCCACTGACCTTGAGTTCCTACAGATGGCAAGGGCAACAGGGGTGCAGTCGGCTACCTTCAAGACATCCATTGATAAACAGATCGCCGCTTTGGTTGTAGATGAGGATGATCTGGCTCAAGCGTATGATGAAATTGAAGCAACACCAACTGTGCTGGGGCAATTCAATACGCAAGTAGAAGAAGCGGCTTAATTGACTACAGCGGCTGAAATAACACGACTCGCCAACTCTCATGACGCATTAGTCGATGCGTTGGATGAAACACATGGAGCAAGGTTGTCGAAAATTCTTGATGAACTCGAGGAGAAGATTGTTCGCATTGTCAATGCTATGCCTGTCGCTGATGGCAAGTTGGCTGATGCGGCTTTGGCAATTAAACAACGCCCTGCTATTGAGGAAGCAATACGCAGTACATTCTTAAAGTGGAGTCACAGTTCAGTTGATGAATACGATGACGTTGCTGAATCGGTATTAAAACTGATGAGCAATAGTCTCGATGGATTCATTGAGGGAGATGCCGCGGTTATCAATCAACTGAAGCGCATTGCCTTTTCTGGATTTGAGGACATAGCAGAACGGTTTGCGGACACTCTTGCAAATGGTCTATATCAAAGCACAATATCTGGCAGACCCGCCTCAGTTGCCGTGAAGGAAATGCAACAGGCTATCAATGGGGTTTACATCAAGTCTGACGTTGCAGAGGTCAAGAGTCTGGTGGATTTTGTAAAGGCGAATGAAGGGGTAGCAAGCAAACAGAGCGCGGTATCAAAGGCAGTCGGTAAACTCCACCAAATATACGGCAGTGACAGGGCGGGGAATAACATGAGGCGATATGCCAATCAGCAAGTACATGACGGACTCATGCAGTTTTCCGGCAGTTTTACTGCAAAGAAAGCGCAAGATGCGGGTTTAACTAATTACTTATATTCGGGTTCTCTGATAAAGGACTCGCGTGATTGGTGTATTCGATGGGCAGGGGAAACATTAAGCATTGACGATATTAGGGAACTTTGGGCAAACTCCGAATGGCAAGGGAAAGCACCCGGGGATCCGTTAGTGGTACGGGGCGGGTTTAACTGCAGACATCATTTTGTACCTGTCGAACCCGAATGGACGGAACAACAAGCGGCTTAACAACGAGGTGATTTATGGCTGATGAACAAGTGGTAGAGGAAACCGTTGAAGTGGAAACTGTAGAGGAGGCACCACCGCAAGAGGCTATGCTGACCAAAAAGGAAGTGGAGATAATGGTCAAGCAAAGGGTGGAGAAAGAGCGCAAATCCTGGCAACGCAAATTTGAAGGCGTTGATGCGGAGGAATATCGCGCTATGAAAATGGCTCAGGAATCCGAGGAAGTGGAACGGCAGAAGGAACGCGGTGAATTCGAAACTGTATTGAAGCAAAGCATTGAAAAGGAAAAGGCGGTATCAGACAGTTACAAGGAGCAACTGCGGAAATTGAAAGTGGATAGTGCTTTGCTATCAGCCGCATCTGAAGAACGCGCAATCAATGCAGAACAAGTGGCGAATTTATTGCACGATAAGGTGCGAATGACAGATGACGGTGCTGTAGAGATTATGGACAATGAAGGGGTTGTGCGTTACAGCGAGAACGGTTCATTGCTAACGCCGAAAGCATTGGTGGCTGAGTTCCTGTCATCGAATCCACATTTCGTTTCTGCAACTCCCGGTGGAATAGGATCACAGTCTGCCATTGGAGGCCAAGTACAAGCCAACCCCAATATCATGGACATGGAGCATGATGAATATAAAACTTGGCGCAAGAAAAATCGCAATGTAATGCCTGGCTATATCAAGCCGAAGGATGTAGTGCTAGAATAACTCCCGTCTGACACTCGCAGACATTAAATAGAATGAGTGCGTCTACTCTTGGTATGAGACGCTAAAGCCATGACAGTCGGTTCTCCGTCCCGGCATAAGTTGACGGTGCTTCATCAACTTTACTTTACTTAACGGAGGGCTAAAATGGCCGCTTCAACTACAACCACACTGAATGATCTATTTGTAAACATCATTCGTGAGGCTATCTTTACTGCACAGGAATCTTCGCTTGTGCGTAATCTCGTAACCGTTTATGACATCAGTGCAGAAAACGGTAAAACAATCCAAGTACCCACGTATCCAAACGTTGCCGCCGCGGCGCTGACTGAAGGGACGGATATGTCAAGCACAACCGTGTCAACAGGTGCAGTAACGATTACTGCCGCCGAGGTTGGCGTACAGGCTGTATTGACTGATCTGGCTTCAAAGACTGCCGCTCGTGATGTTGCCGCTGATCTTGGTCGTGTATTGGGTGAAGGCGTTGCAAAGAAAATGGACGAAGATTTGATCGCCCTGTTCGATGGTTTCTCAACCTCAGTCGGTAGCGCGGGAACTGAACTGATCGCGTCTTACATCTTCAGTGCCGCCGCACGGTTGGATAACGCTAACGCACCCGGCCAGAAATATATGGTTATCCATCCATATCAGGCATACAACCTCAAAGCGAACCTGACCAATACGTTTGCCAACCCCAACGGTGGCGATCTTCAGAACGAAGCCATGCGTAACGGCTACGTCGGCACGCTCGCCGGGGTGGACATTTTTGAGTCTGCCAACATCACTCGTGATGGTTCAGACGATGCCAAGGGCGCGGTATTCGTGCCGCAGGCTTTGGGCCTCGCCGTCAAATGGGACATCAGCATGGAACCACAGCGTGACGCTTCGCTTCGTGCTTGGGAACTCAACGCCACGGCTTGCTACGGTGTTGCGGAACTGAAAGATGATTACGGCATCGAGATGTATTTCGACGCCGATCTTTAATTCCTGACCGGGGGGTGCGGGTAATACCGCGCCTCCCCCCTTTGGGGGTTACTATGGCGATGAGCCAAGATAGTGATCTGACTGCATTACAGCCAGACATACTCGAGTTCGGCATCTCGGCTTTCACAAGTGAACACGCTAGAGCGCAAGCAGATGTGGAGCGCGAGTTGCGTTTCAAGTGGTGGCCTCTGCGTGGAATCAGTGGCGAGTTGGATGCTTCATTACTCACAGAATCTCAATTTACCCGTGCCGCTTCCTATCGGGTGTTGGGTTGGTACGCATTACCGCAACTGACTAAATGGGAAACACTGGGCGCAGAAGATCGTTTCCAACAGATGATGGGCTATTACCGCTCATCCTATGAAGATGAAATTGAGGCGATCATTAAGGACGGTGTGGAATACGATGCAGATGACGACAGCACAGTTGCGCTGTCTGAAAAGAAACCCATGCTGTTTGGTAGATTAGTGAGATGAAAGTCGATGCGAAAATAGACACCAAAAAAGTAAAGGCAATGATGCAGAAAATGCCTGATAAGGTTGAAAAGGGATCGAAATCAGGATTAGCAAAAGCCGCCGCTTACGTGGGATTCATAATCAAGCAACGTACAGCCAGAGGCATGGGTGTCAATAGGGCATTTATTCCATACAGTGAGAGTTACAAAATCGCCCGAGCCAAGCATGGTAGGGGTACTTCACCTGTGGATTTGAACTGGTCAGGTAGAATGCTTGCCGCTGTTACTTGGAAGGTCAAGAGTGCAAAACTGGCGATCGTTACTTTTTCCAGTGGGCTTGAAGCAAAGAAAGCAATGTTCCATCACAAGATGGGTGCGGGAAAGGGTAGAGTAAAGCGACCGTGGTTTGACATCAACGCATCTGAAGTGAGAAAGGTCAAGCAAGTATTTGATAAAGAACTCCACAAATATCTGAAACGAGCCGCATGAGTTTACGCGATAACATTTCTGCAAATATCGTTTCAGTGTTGGGTGATATGGCACGCCCCGTCCTCAAGAAAGTGACGAGGGAACCATTCGAATTGAAAGATTTATCGCAAGCACAATTCCCTGCGGTGTGGGTGAGTACTGAAACCGAAACCCGTAATGATGCAACAATGGGTGGGAGTGCGCTTACCCGATTTGGTGAAATAGATTATTCGCTTTACGGGTACATGAAGGGGTATACCGAATTCCAATTCATATCGGAAACGGAGGAAGAATATTTATTGACAGAAGCATCTGACACCCTGACAAGTGAAGGTGGTACAGGGTACGAAACAGATCGCGTAAGGGATGAACTAATAGAAGGCATTTCAGAAACTCTGGATGCTGACAGAACACGTGGCGGTTACGCCAAGAACACAGAAATCATTTCTATAGAGGATGATGATAGTGTATTCTTCCCATACGGTGCGGTACGTGTAGCCGCCCGTGTAACTTACCATTTTACAACTGGTACAACTTAAGGAGAGCCATTATGGCTACACATCATGGCAAAGAGGGAACCATTAAGATCGGTTCCAATACTGTTGCTGAAATTGTTTCATTCAGTTTAGATGAAACAGCAAATATAGTCTCTGACACTGCAATGGGTGACTCTTGGGAGTCCAAAAAAGCAGGCACTAATGATTCGTCTGGGTCAATCACTTGTCATTGGGATGAAACAGATACCAGTGGGCAAGGCGCAATGACAGTCGGCGCAGAAGTGACGCTCAACCTGTATCCGGAAGGTGCAGATTCGGGAGACACATATGCGAGTATGAGTGCCCTTGTCAATAGCGTTGGCATAAGCGTTCCGATGGATGGCGTTGTTGAGCGATCATTCGGATTCGAGTCAACAGGCGGCGTAACTTGGACAACTGTGTAACATTCGAGGATTAAGATATGACAGCAGGTACGGAGGCACTTGCTAGAGGGAGAGAGCACTGGCAAGAGAGGTTGCTTGGCGTTCAATCGATGATTGTCGACGAGTGGAGTACTGACGAATCTCCTTGTGAGATTTTCTGGAAACCTTCAACACTGGCTCAACGTGACAAAATCTTTAAGTACATTGCAGAGAATTCATTGGAAGGATTGGCTGAGTCAATCGTTCAACGGGTTCTTGATGCTGATGGAAAAAAGATGTTTTCACAAATTCATAAAAAGGAACTGATGACACGACAGGATCCAGATATGCTGATCCGAATCGTCAGTGCTATGAATGAAGATGAGGCAGTGACAATAGAGGAAGCCCGAAAAAACTCAGAGTAGATTCGGAACTCCCGGTCATATTCCGAATCGCAGAAACGTTGCACATGACCCTCGGCGAATGTATGAATCGCATCACCTACGGCGAGTTGGTGTATTGGGTGGCGTGGTTTGAATACACACATCAGCAACAAGAAACAGAGGCTATGAGACATGGCAAGCGCTGACGCCACTATTCGAATTGCCGCGCATGACAATACGCAAAAGGCATTCACTAGTGTAAATAATAACCTCACCCGAACGAATAATGCGTTTAAGAATTTTCGGGGCACGCTGATGCGTGTTGCGGGGGTTGTCGGGTTTGGTGCGCTTGCTAAAGCCACGTTGGAAAGTGCTGATCGCATCCAGAAGTTATCCATTCGGTTAGGTGTAAGCACTGAAGCATTATCGGAATACCAACACGTTGCAGAACTGTCCGGCGTAGATTTCAACGCATTGGTTATGTCGTGGCAGAAGATGACTAAAAACCTTGGTGATGCCGCGACAGGAACAGGCGAAGCCAAAGACGCTTTGGCATTGTTGAAACTTGAAGCAAAAGATTTGAACAAACTGTCGATTGATAGAATGTTCGAAGAACTTGCAGATGCAATATCCGCGATCGAAGATCCGACAGTAAAGGCGCAAGTCGCGATGGACTTGTTTGGTACTCGCGGAATTGAAGTAATACAGATGATGGAGGATGGTGCAGAAGGGATGAGGGACTTAAGGAAAGTTGCTATTGCCCTCGGCATTTCACTGAGTCGTGATGCGGCAGATAAAGCCGCAAAGTTCAATGACCAAATGCACAACCTCAAAACATCATTGCGAGGTTTAATGCTCCAGGTTATGCCAATCCTTATTCCAACTGTTGAAGGATTAGCAAAGGCGTTAACTGGTGTAATGAAAGCAACTGCGAAAGCAGGTGTGGAAATCGGGATTCTTGTTAAAGCATTGGTCGCGGCATTTATTGCCTCGAAATTAACAGGGGTAGTTTGGATTTTAGTTAAAGCATTCAGAGCATTTAAAATAGCAACGATCGCGGCTACTGCGGCAACGCTCAGACTTAACGCGGCAATGGCGAAAAACGTTGTTGGATTAGCAGTGCTTGTTGGTGTTACTGCTTGGGAATGGATCAAAGCACAGGAAGATGCAACTGATGCAGTTAAAAGTCACGAAGATGCGATTAAAGATTTGGACACAGAAACGAAAAAGATGGCTATTGATTTGAAATCGGCAATAGGATGGGAGGAAAAGTGGTGGAGCATTAACTCATTAAATAAAGACGAAATAACATCTTTGGGTGAGGAATTGGAAACGACCCGCAGTCAAATAAATGCAAACAGAGAAGCAGTAGGGAAAATGACTATTGCTGAACTAGCGAATTGGACAGAAGTTAAAAACAGTAGGAATTGGCTGGATAAAGAATATGCGTCTTTGAAAATTGTGGAACAGGGGTTAAAGGATCAAATAGCAGAATTAAGGTCGGGTACTCAGT